GTATTTGGCGAAGCTGCATTAACAGCTATAGCATCTGGACTCCTTGCAACTTACTTTGTTTATAAACCACTACAATTAAAATAATGTACGCTTTTATGCCAAGAGAAGATAAACATTTTGATAGAGACTTAATCAAGAAAAGGCTAATAGATTTTGAGGGCTTAGAACTCAAACTTTATTTTTGCAAAAGTAACAAGCCTACAATAGGCGTTGGCAGAAACTGTATGGATAATGGCATCACAGAAGAAGAAGCCATGTATCTGCTCAACAATGACATCAGCACAGTCATTAAGAAACTAGACAGGCACTGGATCACTTGGCGTAAGTTACCCATCACTGCTCAATACGTTTGTATAGACCTAGTATTTAATATGGGCATCAATACATTTATGTCATTCAGACGTACTAGAAGTTACATGGAACTTAACGAATGGGAAAAAGCAGGAGATGAACTGCTAGATTCTAAGTATGCAGAACAAGTAGGTAGACGTGCCATATTCAACTCGGAGCAATTAGCAAGCTGCCAAGAATAAGCTATGGCTAGTCCTAAATCTGTTGGGGATTTTGGCGAATATTTAGCAGCAGCCTACTTGTCTCTGGTTGATGAGATAACGACAGTCCTTGTTGTACCTCATGGGGCTTCAGCAGATATTATCTTTGAATACAAGCTTGAGCTGTATCGCTGCCAAGTTAAAACTGCAACTAAGATAGAAAAGACCAGACTGAACTGGCGTTTTGATCTTAGGCGTGGGCTTCATGCTAAAAACAGAACCTATAAACGTAACAGCATTGATCTATTCGCTCTAGTATCTCTGGGGCATCAGAACGTGGTATTCATGCTGCCACAAACCAAAAATCAAATCACCATCTCTGATGAGCATATGAAAAACAACGATGCTCTGAAAAACCTGCAAAATATTATCTCTGAAATTAATTAAAATAATTGTTTACATATATATCTAAATATTTGTATAATAGGTTATTCATTATTAAATAGGAGATAAAATGAACTACACAAAAGAAGAAATAAAACACAGAAATGAACTAAGAGCGTTTTTGATTGTTGATGGCAAAAAAGCATTTATACAACAATATGGTGAAGATATTTATGAAGATATATGGTCAGAAATTGTTGCCTTTGCTTCTAAAATTCAAGACCCTGATCAAAGATTAACCTACTTAGAATGTTGGGGCATCCCATATAAACTGGGTGGTGCTGACTGCTCAACAGATTGGGCATAGCCTAACCCACCCCACTAGTAACAAGCTCCTTCATTGGGGCTTTTACTGGTAGAACTAACTCATTTTTTATAGGAGATAAAATGGAAGAACAAAAAACTGCATGGATGCTATATCTTTCACAAGAAGATAAATGTATCAACACAATGAGGAGACAAGGCTCTGCTCATAGAAAATTCGACACAAGGCAACAAGCTCTTGAGTTTGCTTATACAGAATTAGGCAAGCAAGAGATATCGCCTGTGTTTGGCAAGCCATATAAATATTTTGCGATTCAAGAAGAAATTCTTGATCGTGATATTCCCAAAAAATTCAGAGGAATACCCAGAACTGAATATTATGATGATATTGGAAAGTTTTCTGATTTTGCTGATGAAGAAATTATCACTTATGTCTTTGATGGCATTAGTGCACAAAATGTTCATCAAAACAATAGAAGGCGAGCCTTGCGAGCTATGGGTTATAAACTTGTAGATTCTTATGAGTCGTTTGGAGAGTCTAAGTTCTTTTACAAGAAAACCAGAGAGGTAGCGTAATGGAAGATATCAACAAATACTTTAACACCTCAGAGAAATCTGAGGTTGGCAGCACAGATCATTCTGGTAGCTGGTCAAAAGACTATCAAGACCCTGATAATTATTGGGGTCATGGTAAGTGCTTCGTTTACTATAATCGCAATTGCAGCTTCAAGCTCAAGCAAGAGATTTGGCATGGGCACACTAGCAAGATTGTCAGGGTCAAAGACATGGAGCTGCTAACAAATGAAACACCATTCACCGATGTAGAAGTTCTGGAAACGTTGAATGAGAAATGGTTTGCACTGGGCAATGAGAATATCAGACTTGCCAACAATGCAGGTGCAAGAATGAGAAGAGCTAAACAAGAGGAGGTGGTGTAAATGAGCGAACCAATAATTACTTTTATGGATAACCCTTGTTACTTAGAAAAACAAAAGTTAGATAATTCACATAAGTTTGGCGAGTGTGAAATTGATGGTGTTGAATACAATGGGTATGCCACTAGAAGAGGTGACAAAGGTTACATGTATGTTGTTGAGAAAGAGGTGACTCATGAAAACTAAACTCAAAAGATTGCACAAAGAACGAGTAGAATTCTTTAGGTTAGTCAAATGAAGATAGATAAAAATATTCCGATTAGTGAAGTTCAAAACTTGTTGACTAAGTACGATGAAATCAGAGAAACAATTTTTGCAATGGAGATTGGCGATAGTGTTTTCTTTGATGTTTATAAAGAAGCTGTAAAGTTCAGAAGTAGAGCTTTCAGCTATCTCAAAACCATGCCTAACTTTAACAGAGAATTTAAGTTAAGAACTGTTGAAGATGGCTGGAGAGTCTGGAGAACAAAATAGTTGAGATATCTTTGTATATCTATATACTTATATCATTCATTATTAATTAGGAGATAAAATGGAAAAACAACTAAAAATTAATATTTACGAAGCAGAGCTTCTAGCTAGTGCATTGAGAGATGCCATAGAAGCAGACACTAAAAAAGCTTGGTTTGAAACCAAAGAAAAGCAAATTGCAGAAATGCATACATTACTAAAGTCTATACAGAATTTACATTCAACAACGAGGGTAGCGTAATGAGCAAGAAATTAATTACTAAAGTAGGGGGCGTTAAGATTGTGGCTGACAGTCATAAGGAATTTATCGCTAAAATTAAGCTGGCATTAAAGTGCCAGCACAACCATCGAATCTTCAAGCAAGAAGAATTCAGATTAACCAGAGGGGAGCAGAGATGAACATTACTCTAAATGAAATCAATGAAATTATTTATTATTATGAGCATGACCTAAAAAGACTTGAGCCTTTTAATAATATTGGTAGACCCTGTATTCCTTTTTCACATTATAAAATCATGATTAAAGCTTTAAGGGTAGCAAAAGAGGTTATTGAAAATGGTAGATAAGCTAACAAAAGAAGAGATCAAATCATTGCAAGACTTTGTTGTAAGTAAAATTAAATGGTCTCAATCTATGCAAAATCAAAGAGCTTACAAATCTAGACCTCCAATGACAAAGAAAGCTAAAGAGGTTTTTAAAAAACAGGAAGAATTTTTTAAAAATATTTTATCAAAATTTGAGGGGGCAGCATAATGGTAGGTAAGCTAACAAAAGACGATGAGCTATCAGCATCAACTGTAGCTAATGCAATGGGTAAGGGTAAATACAAATCTAAGCAACGTCAGTTGCAAGAACATATTAGAGCTATGAATGGTGAGAGTATAAGGTTTGACCAGAACACTGCCATGGAGCTAGGAGACTTCTTTGAGGAGCATATCATTAGGTATGCTGCTAAGAAGCTTGGGTTAACAGATGTACAGACTGAGTTTCCAGAAGCTTTCACCCATCCGTTCTTTCCAGTTGAATGTTCTTTAGATGGAACAGCAATGGCTGATAACTTAGAGATTGAAACTGACCCTGCTAAGGGCATTTATGTGGTGAGCAACAATGAATCTTAATGGCAAAGGTATTATCGAGTGCAAATTAACCAAAGACTATCCTAAGGACTACCCTGAAGATTGGCGTGGTTGGATTCAGTTAAAAACTCAAGTTGAGATCACTGGTTGTTCTTGGGGCGTTCTGGTGGTCTTTAGTCATATTGCTAATGAGATCAGATACTTCTTTTATGAACGTGATCCAGCCTTTAGTGAGGAGCTAAGAGTATTAGCTGATGACTGGCAGAAAAGGGTTAAGACAGAAACCTACTTTGATCCTGAAACTTCTGATGATGCTTATGCAATGTTTGAAGATATACCAGTGGCAGAAGATGTCTTGGAGATAGATGATTCT